CAGAAGAGAATAAGGCTAACGGCGCTGGAACTGGAATTGCACCAGGAACGCTTAAAGCCAATGCTGGCACAACATATTTAATTACAAGTCAGAAAGATCTTGTAGATATTTTTGGAAATCCAGTTTTTAAAACAGACGCAAACAACAATCCAATTCATGCTGGCGAGCAAAACGAATACGGGCTACAAGCAGCCTACAGTTTGTTGGGTGTAAGTAATCGCGCTTATGTAGTACGTGCTGATATTGACCTAGCTTCATTGAACGCAAGTGCAGATGCTCCAGCGGCAAATCCAAGCAACGGTACATACTGGTTAGACACTGTTAACACAGCATATGGCGTATTTGAGTGGGACGGCAGTGCAAAAACTGCAACAGGTACTGGTCAATCATTTGTTGAAATTACTCCAATAGTTATTACAGATACAACTAAAGTTGTTAGCTACTCAGACACAGCTTCAACAACTCCAACTCCAAAAGCAAGTGTTGGTGCAATTGGCGATTACGCTATCGTAAGTTTAAGCGATTTAAACACTGACTATACTGCTCCAGAGACATTATTCTACAAAAATCGTAGCGGTGCATGGGTTAAGGTTGGTAGTGAAGCTTGGGCAAGTTCATGGCCAACTGTAGCTGGTACAAAGGCTAACCCAACAATTACACCAGGCGACACACTTGTAATTAATGGTGTTACAGTTACAGCAAGCGGAACAACAGTGGCAACACTGGCAACTGCAATTAATTTAGCTATGCCAGCATCAACTGGCATAACAGCGGCTGCAATAAACGGCAAATTAGAAATTTACTCCAACAACAAAACGTTGGAAAATAGTGAAGATAGTTCAAGCTCAAACGCAGTTGTTATTGCTGTTGGCACTGGTACAATTATTGCATCTACAGCGGCAGCTTCAGTAACAGGTATTGCCGCAGGAACATACTATGCTCCTAGACTAGCACTACAACCACACACAAATGTTCCAACATTTAAGTCAACTGATACAGCACCACGTCCAAGCGGTAGCGTATGGGTTAAGACAACTGAGCCAAATGCAGGTGCAAGATTCCGTGTTAAGCGTTACAACTCAGCAACTGATGCATTTGAAGCAGTAAATGCTCCATTGTATGACAACGGACATGCCGCACTATACTACCTAGACAGATCAGGTGGCGGTGCAAACTTGGCTGCTGGTACATTGTATGTTAAAACAAACAGCACAGAAGATAGAGGTTCTGATAATACACCACGCATTGCTGACTACAAGGTTTTTAGAAAAACAGCTACTGGTGCAACAACTATTAAATCTGACAAAATTACTACACAAGTAACAGCTGGTGCAAAAACATTTACTATTCAAGAATCTTTAACAGCTCAACTAGCATTAGACGCTGCCAAAACTATTACGTTTACAGCAGTTGGTGCAAGTACAGATGCTGATTTGATTGCTGAAAGAATTAACTCAGCTGGCTTTACAAACATTGAAGCTTCAGTAGACAGTCAAAATCGTGTAGTTATTAGCCACATGAAGGGCGGAGAATTCCGTTTAAATGATGGTTCAGGAACTCCACTAGCACTAGCAGGTTTTGCCGCATACAATCCAGTAACTGAACAAGGTACTGCAAACTTGTATACAGCACCAGCAGGTGATACAGCAAACGCATTTGTTGCCAGTTTATGGAGCCCATTGCTATTCACAGCAAGTGGCACAGCACCAACAAGTTTAACAGCTGATGGTACATTATGGTACAACAGCGTAGTTGACGAAGTTGATGTTATGGTTCATGACGGTAGCACATGGGTTGGATACCAAAGTGCAACAAGCCCATTCTTCAATGCAGTAAACGCAAACAAAACAGACCCAGCTGGTCCAATTGTTGCGGCAACTGAGCCAGAACTACAAAGCGATGGCACAGCATTAAAGAACGGTGACCTTTGGATTGACACTAGCGATATTGAAAACTATCCAACAATTTACAAATATGACGGTACACTACTAAAGTGGAGACTGGTAAACAAGGCAGATCAAAGTACAGAAGATGGTATTTTGTTTGCTGATGCACGTTACAACACAGCTGGAGCCAACAGCGATGAAGCTGGTCTAATTGAAGACTTGTTAACAAGTGACTTCTTGGATCCAGATGCTCCAGATCCAGCACTATATCCAAAAGGCATGTTGCTATGGAACTTACGTAGAAGCGGATTCAACGTTAAGAAATATGTACGCAATGCCATTGACGTAAATGCAGACAATCCACGTATGGATGACGTATCAATGTCAGCTTACTATCCACATCGTTGGGTTAGCGAAGCTGGTAACCAAGAAGACGGTTCAGGAACATTTGGACGTAAGGCACAGCGTAAAGTTGTTGTACAAGCACTACAGGCTCTTGTAAACAGCAACCAAGAGATTCGTGAAGAAGATCAGCGTGTGTTTAACTTAATTGCTTGCCCAGGATATCCAGAACTAATTGGCGAAATGATCACACTAAACTATGACCGCGGTTTAACAGCGTTTGTTGTTGGTGACACTCCAGCAAGATTACGCAGTGATGCAACAAGTCTAAGCAACTGGGGCAACAATGCGGCATTGGCATTAGAAGATAATGACCTTGGAGCAGCCAGCTTTGACGAATACATGGCTATGTTCTATCCATGGGGCTTCACAAGCGACAACTTTGGTAACAACGTAGTTGTTCCACCAAGTCACATGATGCTACGCACTATTGCACTAAGCGATAACGTAAGCTATCCATGGTTTGCTCCGGCAGGAACACGTCGTGGTGGTATTACTAACGCAACAGCAGTTGGTTATATTGACAGTGAAGGCGAATTTACAGCAGTAGCATTAAACAACGGACAACGTGATACATTGTATGATGTTAAAGTTAACCCACTTACATTCTTAACAGGTGTTGGTCTTGTTAACTACGGTCAGAAAACTCGTGCAAGAAATGCAAGTGCATTAGATCGTATCAATGTAGCACGTTTGGTAATTTACTTACGTAGACAACTAAGCGTATTGGCTAAACCATACATTTTTGAACCAAACGATAAAATTACTCGTGATGAAATTAAAAATGCAGTGGAGAGCTTGATGTTAGAACTAGTTGGTCAACGTGCATTGTATGACTACATTGTAGTCTGCGATGAAAGTAACAATACTCCGTCTAGAATCGATAGAAACGAGTTGTATGTTGATGTGGCCATTGAACCGGTCAAAGCAGTTGAATTCATCTACATTCCATTACGCCTAAAGAACACGGGCGAAATAGCAGGTCTATAAGATGATAAATATCAATAACGGAGCATACTAATATGGCAATCGCAACATTATCAAAATTCACAGTACCCCTAGCTAGCGACGCAAGTGCTTCAGCTCAGGGCATGTTGATGCCAAAGCTAAAATATCGCTTTAGAGTGATGTTTGAAAACTTTGGTGTTTCAACTCCAACAACAGAACTAACTAAACAAGTACAAAGTGCGGCAAGACCAAACGTGTCATTTGCCAATCAAGTTATTGAAATCTACAACAGTAAGATTAACTATGCTGGTAAAGCTACATGGGCTCCAATTGCAGTTGTCCTACGTGACGATGTAACAGGCGCAGTAAGCAAACTAGTTGGTGAACAATTACAGAAACAGTTTGATTTCTTTGAACAAAGTTCAGCGGCTTCTGGTGTTGACTACAAGTTTACAACACGTATTGAAATGTTAGACGGTGGTAACGGCGCTAACACTCCTACAATATTAGAAACATGGGAGTGCTATGGTTGTTATTTGGTTAGTGCTAACTATCAAAGCATTGCATACGGTGAACAAGGTCCAGCAACTATTGACCTTAGTATCCAGTATGATAATGCAGTCCAAACTCCGCAAGGCACAGGTCTTGGATCAGTTGTTGGTAGAACTATTAATACCCTAGCAACTGGCGCAGGACGCTAATAAAAAGGCTGGAAACAGCCTTTTTTAACGACTAAAAGTTATATGCGTAGTTTATTTTATTCAATAAATAAAGTATGGCCAGTAAAGATAACAGTTTTTTAGACCAGCTAATAAATGGTCTCGGTAATCCCAAAGGAAACTTGGGGTCGTGGCAACACGCTTCAAGAACTTTTCAGGATGACTATTTTAGACTTGCACCTAAGTCTAAATTTCTATATCACGTGTTTTTTGATATCAATGCCAGTGCATTGAAAACACTGAACTTAAAATACCAACATCAAAATGAAATTGGGTTGTTGGTCAAAAGTGTAGACTTACCCAAGTTCACATTAAAAACTGCAACGCTAAATCAATACAATAGAAAAAAAGTTGTTACACTGGATCATGATTTCTTACCAATCAACATTAAATTTCATGATGACAGAGCACACATTATAAACACGCTTTGGCAAAATTATTATAGCTATTATTTTGCAGACCCTAGTAGTTCAAAAACACCAGGGGCATATTCTAGAAATGCAATGAAAAGTTCTAGTTATATTAAAACAAAATACGGCTTGGATAATAATGTTTCAATCCCGTTTTTTAATAAAATTGTGTTGTATCAACTAAACAAAAGAGAATATGTTAGCTATACACTAGTTAACCCAGTAATTACAGCATTTAATCATGACACTCCACAAAGCAGTGATCAAGGCAGTGCTGGTGCTGAAAACAATATGACCATTGCTTATGAAGCAGTACACTATGATATTGGATCAACACGCAGTGGTAGAGTTAAAGGTTTTGCAGTAGACCACTATGATAAAATGCCAAGTCCACTAAGTGCGGCAGGTGGCGGAACTAGTACACTATTTGGCCCTGGTGGTGTTATTGAAGGTGCTAGTGATGTATTAACTAGTCTAGCAGACGGCACTGCTTTTGATAGTCCAGCAAACTTTTTATCAACTGCAATTTCATCAATCAACACATATCAAAATACAAAACGATTAACAAGTGCTGGACTTGCTGTTGAAGGAAACAGACTACTTACTGCTGGTGCAATAGCAGCCGCGACTATTGGATTGAGCGGTGTCAGAAATGTAGTGTTCCCAGCAAACAATAACAATGATACAACAACTACTGCCACACAAGTAGACTTTGGACCATAATATGATAAGCAACTTACCACAAGAACAATCAACATCAGGCAATGGCAATAATCAAGAAGTTCGTTCATTGTTTGACAAATTCTTTCTTCGTCAAATAACATTTCCTAGTAATCAGATTGATGCAGTATTAGGATTCTTTTTAAAAAGAGGTTTTGATGATGAAGCCGCAC